TTTGTTCTCAGTCCTATATTGTTTCTGTTGCTCAGCGATTTTAGTTTTATTTTCTGTATAATGTTGTTTCATTTTTTCAGCGATTTTATCTTTGTTCTCAGTCCTATATTGTTTCTGTTGCTCAGCGATTTTCGCTTTGTTCTCAGTATAATATTCAGCGATTTTAGCTTTGTTTTCTGTATAGTATTGTTTACAATATTCTATTCTACCTAGCTCATTATAATTAATACCAGTCCCGCACGACCTCATATTTAAATCAGCATTTAACAAACATCGAATTCGTTCCTCTTCTATGGTTTGTTCGATTTTATCGTTACACGGAAATTTAGAGTGTGGCAGCATGCACCACTCGTTACCGTTTGCTCTAATTGCTTTATAGAGTTTTAAATTATAAGTTTTCTTATTCTCATTAGTAATACTATTGGTATGTCCACTCTTACGCTGTGTAAAGTTCGTCGTGCTACCGACATATAGCGAGTTGCCCGTCTTGATAGTATAAATTACAGTTTTTTGAAAATCGATAGGCTTCTTTGGCATATTAATCTATATTATATAGTGTCATTGTTTTTAAATTATAATACTTTATAATAATACTTATCTTAAGATTGGGTTCAAAATTGGGTTCAAATATTTCAGATTTATCTATTTGTCATGGTTAATATCTATAACGTATATATATATGACTGACACATACTATCTATATAGGAGCGATAAGCCGAGCAAGAAATTTCAGATGTTAATGCCAAGTCATAACCATATACATTATTTCGGGAGCTCAGGATATCGCGACTACACCCTAATGAACGATACGAAAAGCGATTTCTATGAACCTGATTTTAAGACACGCGAACGCGTTAAATATGCTTATCATAAGCGACACGCAAAAGAGAAAGGTGGACGACATACACCATCCTCAATGTCAAAGCTAATATTATGGAACAAGCCGACCTTAGCCGAATCTATTAAGAGCTATGAAAAAAAGTTTTCTGTTAAAGTTGTATTTAAAAATAAACTATTGACAGCCTCTGAAAAAAAGAAATTGATGGATATTTAACCGATAATTTCTCTCTATATATAAAATGAAGTTCGTAAAAAATCAAATACCAAGACCAACGCTAAAGCCTATAACTATCGGTAAGCCCAAGCCTATTGATGACTCACGTTATTTTAGAATAATACAGCCACCGCCACCCATTCCGAGAAAACGGAAATCGAAATCAAATTAAATAATTGGAATCTATATAATGTCAAATACAATCGAAGGACCAACCGCCGCAAATACTAACGCAGAATTTGAATCTGTGTCAGAGCCGTTTTTCTATTCTGAAGACCAGCAACCGGATCAAATATATTTAGAAGCTGTATTGCCACGAGTTCGCGACCCCACGCTTATTCCGTTTAACACACGTGTTCTAAACCCAGTACAGTATCCTGAACAAACAGAAAATGGCTTCCATCCTGTCACAAAAAACCCGAACGCATATGTCTATGATAACACCAATAAATATTTCCAACCTCAGAACTTTTAATATCTCAATAACTTATAGATGCCGAGCCATGAACTCAATGATACGGATAAATCAAGTCAATCGATATTTATTCATAGTGAAGACAGCATCGTAAATATCAGCGGAAGTGATAGAATATATTATTTCGACGAAGCGATTGTAGCTCCTGTAGGGTGTCGTATAGTAATCGGTTTAACAAATATGGTTATTCCCAATGCTATTTACAATGTCAGTAGTAACTCAAATACAATTATAATCAGCGGGACCACCTATACTATTAGTGTAGGAAATTATAGCGCCGCTGATTTAGCAACCGCAATAACAACAGAAATAACATCTATCGGTTCTGTAGCGTTTAATACCGACAACAACGTTTTTGTGTTTACATTTGGAAGCGCAAAAATAATCCAATCAACAACGATGACTCGCCAACTAGGTTTAGGGAATAGCCAGCTTCCCACAGCATCAGTAACGAGCTATAAAGCGACGAATCTGTGTGACCTCGGCGGTATTAGAAATATCTATGTGAGATTAACTAATCTGACTATGAACAATTTAGATTCAAACGGAACGAGTAATAATATCGTAGCCTCTGTTGTAAATGACACCAACTTTGGAGCGTATTTATTCCATACCCCAAGCGAAGTTTTATATTACCAAATAACAGAAAATCAATTCTCACATCTGAATATTTCGCTGACGGATCAAAGTAATGTTCCTTTAGAACTAAACGGTGTTTCATATACGCTTACACTGACGGTTCATTTCGTAAAGCAACGTAATTCGCAAACACGCACAACAATGTTAAAGGAAATTATAGAACAATATAAATCAAAACCGAAACCGAAAACTGAAACCAACCCAGAATAATATCTATCCATTGTATATAACAATGTCTCTATTTGGTTCAAAAGCAAAACGTGCGGGAGTCTTCGGACTGAAGAAAGTTAAGAGAGGTATCTACGCTGCTAAGAATGGTGGCAAACACAGCGTCGATGCGCCGTCTATGAAGCGGGTTATGGGCGGGCGAAATGTAAGAGGGATGCAAAAATCAATCGAGAAAATGTAATTTCAAAAATCTAACAACCCATTAATTTATTATCTATAATCAATATATATAATGAACTACCCAATCGCAGATTATTTTACAGTATTCCCAACGAGTGCGGATGAAGGAGTAACAGGTGAATGCGTATTTAATATTCCCGCTTCGGTTTTTTCTTCCAACGCAAAAGGTCAGTATTGCCTGGTCAGTTTAGTAGATGCCGCACTTCACGATGCGGACGAAGAACAGCCAGTTATTATTTCGCTATCTAATGTCATGAATAGCAATGATGCGGTCGTCGGTCATTTCGACGTTATCACGCGTCATAACACATCATACAATCACGGCTTCACTGGAAATAAAGTTCAATACTTAATCCCAGCGAGACCATCTCAGCTAACAGTAAGAACAAAAGACACAACCCAAGCGGCAGTCTCTATTGTCACACGGGTTTACTATACGTTCAAGTTCGAATATTTGTCTAAATCTGATGTTGAAAATGCCAATAACGAAACAGACTATAATGTGGCTTTTGCTCCTCAGCCAACTTTTTAGAGTGTTCTATAAATATATTAAGACACACTGAACCAACTATTAATACATTGTCTATAGAACATTCCCTTATAATATAGAGTATAATTTATAAAGCCAGAGAGAAACTATCATATTCAAAACGATTGTTTTTTAGGAGGAGTCAAATCTAAAAAACAAAATCAATAAATTTATTATATTTGTGTAATATATAATATGGCTGCTACTACTCAAAAGTTAAACTACTCTGAGGTTTCTCCCCGTGCTTCTTCTTCGCGGGCTGTGCGAACTGAAACTGTCCCAACCAACGGATCATCTTTCAATATGGGCCAGGAAATCATTATTGATGTTCCGGCTAACCTTAATAATACATTCTGCGATTTCCAGTCGTCATACATTAAGGCGAGCTTTCAAAATAACGACGGAGCCGACGTTAAATTTTCTGCCGGCGGTTTCCCAACGTGCATTAAGCAAATTGTGCTTGAACTCGGCGGCCAGACCCTGTTTTCGTGCGACAACTGGAACACGCTTTATGAAATGATGATTTCGCTTGACACCAGCGAGAGTTTCCGAAAGAACTCTGGTGAGCGGTTGTTTGGTGCTGGTGATGATTTCAATGGCGCTACTGTTGCCGCTGGCACTGCTCGTCAAGTGTGTTTCCCGCTCGTCCTCACACCACTAATGGCGAATCGGTATTTCCCGCTTATCGGCCGCGACCGTCTTCGCATTAGGTTGATTCTCGACACGTCGGCTCGCGCACTTCTCGGAGCGGCAACTGACGCGGAGATTAGTGTCACCAGCGTTGCTCTCGTAACTTACAATTTGGAACTCGGCTCTGATGTGATGGCTCAGGTCGCCGCCAACTCTGACGGTGCTTTTAAGATGCTTATGCCTTCGTATCAGCATCATCAGTCGTCTCTGTCTACATCGGAAACTTCTAAGGTTATGACTCTTGGTTTTAGCATGAGCTCGCTTAACCGTGTTCTTGTTGCGCAGACTCGCCAAGCGGCAACTGCTGCTAACGCACATATTGGTAACCGTGCGCGTAATCGCCTTAATCGGTATTTCCTTACGATCGGAGGCGTTAAGTATCCTATGCGTGATATCCGCGATGTTGGCGCTGCGTCTGTTGCTGTAGGCGCAGGTTCGGAACCACTTGCCGAGGCGCTCATTTCTCAGCGCGCTCTTTGTGCTTGGTCACATGACTCGTCAATCGCTGCTGATGGTGGCTTCGACATCCTTGACGGTGCCGGAAATACATCCGCAGCAACTGGCTCTTACCTCATTGAGATTGATCTCGAATCTCAGCGCGTGGCTGGAGGCGAGGGGTCGCTTGGTCTTGTTGCGGGCATTAATACAATTGGGCAGGTAATGCAAATGAGTATGGAATACGACGCTGTTGCGGCCAATGCGATGGTAATCGATGTGTTCGCAGAGCATACTGTTATGGTCTCGCTTGACCTTCAGTCATTGACTTATAATATTGCTGTTTAATTTGTAAGTTAGCTTCATAATAAAATTCATATCAAATCTGATAGTTTAATCAAAATTCTCTCTACTAAAATATTATATACTCTAAATAATATATAATATTAAATCAAATTTGTTATTATCTACAACTATATATATATGACTGATTCAAACCCTAGCAAAGAAGTAATGGCTAAATTAGCTCAAGCTACATATCAGATGGGAACGAAGAATTTAGGACGAACAAAGCGTTTAGAAAATACCCAGAATATGGTTAATGATACAGAATGGGTTGTAGAACCACAGCATACTAACAGCGAAATCACCACCTACAGACACAAAGACGATCCTTCAAATATCGTTATAAGCCATATGGGGACGAAATTAAATAGCAAACGTGGCACACAACACCTCGAATCTGATATACTTTTTGCTTTAGGTTTGGGCGGTCATGTGCCAACTTTCAAACGCCGGAAAAATAGAACCAATAAAATTATCAAAGCTTTAGAACCAACACAGCTTCATATGGCAGGTCATTCTCTGGGCGGCGGCACAGTAAATCACACGATAGCCAAAAGTAATATTGTAAAAAGAAACCTGACAAGTGCGAGAACTTTTAACGCGGCAGCCAATCCATTTTTCGATAATGACACGAGTGTCAGTAAATCTCAAAAAAAGAAATTAGAAACCAAAGTTATACATCATCGTATTAAGCATGATCCAGTCTCGCTTGGTTTTAAGAAAAATCTACCGTTTGGAAAATTAGAAACTGATTCTATTAAATATGACCCAGTAAAAGGGAAATCATCTCTCGATTATTTGATTCGGTTAAACCCTGAATTGAAAAAACTTAAAAGTGTTACAGAGAGAGGTTTACACGCTCACGCAATCTCAAACTTTCACGATGGTTCTATTAAAAATAAGTAAATTTATATATTTATTTACTGAATTTTACTTGTTTAGGTTCTATATCGTAAAAATCAAAAGGCAAATAGCCTACTAGCATAATTCTTTTTGGTTTCATAATCTGTGGATTGAAAATCTCGATATGAAACCTAAACAAGTAAAATTCAGTAAAATAAGAAAAATAAAAATAAAAATTAAACTTGTGATGTGGGTGATTGAATATTATGGGGTGCTTGTATAATTATTTCGTTTTGTCCGCCGTCATTATGTAAATCGATTTCAAACTTTTCTCCACAGCATTTAGAGCTTGTATTACATCTCATTTTATAAAGTTTGTAAGCAATCATTATAATCAAAAACGCAGATGAGCCTTCTAATGTATATTTTGTATAGTCAATCATTTATAATATCACTACATATTATAATATGTCGAAGACTCTATTTAATACAAATACTTTTCAGTCTAAGACGCTTCAAAATAGTAACACGATTAATATCGGTGAAACGAATGTTACAACATTTACCGCAACAAATGCGACAATAACTAATCTAGTAAACGCTGAATTACAAGCAGCGACAAGCGGTGTGGCTACTAATGCGACCAATATCAATAACAAACAAGATGAGATAACCTCCTCAAGTAGATTAGACGCTAATTTGATCGCGGCTGGATTCGTTAGTAACGCGGAATATACTCATTTAAATGGAGTAACTAGTAGTATTCAAGACCAACTCGATGACAAACAAGACGAGATAACCTCCTCAAGTAGATTAGACGCTAATTTGGTTGGTGCTGGATTCGTTAGTAATGCGGAATATACTCATTTAAACGGAGTAACTAGTAGTATTCAAACTCAGTTCGGTAACAAACAAGACGAGATAACCACCTCAGATAGACTATCCGCAACGCTAATCGGTGCCAACGGAAATGTTAGTAATACAGAATTTGGTTATTTAGCTTCGGTAACGAGTGACATTCAAACTCAAATCGGTAACAAACAAGATGAAATAACCTCCTCAGATAGATTATCCGCAACGCTAATCGGTGACAACGGCAACGTTAGTAATACAGAATTTGGTTATTTAAGACTTGTAACAAGTGATATTCAAACACAATTTAACAACACTACATCGGCAGTCTCAACCATAAATACAAATATTGAAGGAATCACAGCGAGTAGTGATATTACGACAATAGACAACCAAGTTATTATCAGTCGTGCAACAATACCTCAACTATTATTACAGCGACCAAACGGCGGAGATGTTAGAATGAAAATAAGAGGAAAGCGAACCGGAAGCACCTCATCCCGACAAGCACAGTTAGATTTCCAAAACGATGACAGCGGAACATCGCCAAATGTAAAAAACATGTGTTCTATTGTCGGACGAGTAACGAATCATACTGATAATGTCGGCGGGATGGAATTTATTAGCTATACAGATGGAGCGACTGCGTCCGGTGCGTTAACAATGAGTCGCTCTGGTAATTTTTTAATTGGCGGAGGGAGCGTTTTCCAAGATACATATAAAATGAGTATTGTCGGGTCTTTGAACGTTCAGGCGTCAATCTATCAGATTCCCCAGATGACAACTTATAACTTTGATAAAGCTATAGTATCGAATGATCTGTGGGGTAATGGTAACCGACAAACAGATTTAGATTCTACTAGAACAGTAGGGACGGCATTTTCATCTCATAGCGACGGGTTCATTACATTTACCCAAACAGGGACATATAAAATTAGAGCATCAGGTAACCTACAATCACGCTATAACGATAGGTTAGCGTTCGCTATTTATTTAGTCTCGCTTGACTCTTCAAACGATGTAACGACAGATTATTTTGAAAACTCTAATTACAATTTCTTCTCTTGGCTATATTCCAGAAACACGAGTGATGGCGCGCACGGTAATGTCAGTTTTGAAGATCATATATATATAGTCTCCGGTAATAAAATACAAATAAGAAATAAGCTAGACATAAACGGTGTGGATTTTAACGACACTCTCGGTGAATCAAGTTTGAGTCTATTCCTGAATTTGACGATAACAAAGATTACCGACCAAGATATTAATAACCCATAAATTACAAAGCTGATTTATCGGTTTCAAATAGAGTAAAAACAACATAAAGACCCGATTTATTAGATAAATTAAAATAATAACATAGTAAGAGATGAGAATAATTAGATTATCCTAATTAAATATATATTATATAAAGTTAATAGCATTTTCCGTGTGGTTTAGTATGATGATTATTATAATTTATCTAATTCTCGGCGGTCTTTATGTTGTTTCTACTCTATTAGAAATCTATAAATCGGTAGTGTAATTTGTCTATTTCTTTTATTGTAATTTTTATAATTAATTGAAATTCAAAATGATATAATTAATAATCTTATGTATTAATAAATGGAACGTGAATTAAAACGCATTATGAAGGATATGACCGACTCAACAGCTAATAGTTATAGAAGCTCATATATGCGGTTGAGAAAGTTAATGGATTTAACCGATCGCCGAAAGCCGATCGCAAAGATGTCTTTAGCAGATATTTTAAAGGGAATTGAAACAATTGAAAACCCGTCGACGCGTCATTCAGTGTTTGTGATTAGTAAGAAGTTATTTGATTATGAAAAGAATAAAGAACCCTTTGATGCTGTGGATAAGAAAATACGCGAAGATAAACGCTCACTACAAGTAAGCAAGAATGGAGTGCTGGATAAAACTCTGCCAACGTATAAGGAGCTGAAAGCCGCTATTAAGAATGAAATGAATCCTAAAAAATATATTGTTTCGTTTATCATGTTTAAACTCACGTGTCGGAATATGGATATCGCACTCGCAGACGTGCACGCTACCCCTAAAGATAATTATGATGAGACCCGAAATCATATTAT